TTACACCGTATATATACTTACTTATTAATACTTACTTATAAAGACTTACAAATAATAGCGCTCATTTGCTAACGCAAATAATCGCACTAATTAATATATCTATATCTGACTGCATGTTTTAAAGAGAATACGATAAACAATTATAGCGACCGGTAATTTTTACGGGTCGCTATTTTATTACGGAAAGGAGAGCGGACAATTGGCGAAATTAAACGATAAGCAATACGCAGCTATTGCGATATTATCACAACCGAAGCGAGGCGGATTAACGTATAAGCAAGTTGCAGAAGAAGTCGGAGTGGCGGAAAAGACGATACATGAATGGCGTAAGCGTGACGACTTTAACGACGAATTAAAACGGACTATCATGCGTAATACAATCGATAGACTACCGGAAGTAATGGCGGCAGTACCGGATTTAATTATTAACGACGGAAATGCAGCGATGTTTAGGACGTTATTGCAAGCGCAGGGCTTATTAACAGAGAAGGTCGAAGTTGCTACGAAAGAGGGCGGAAGTGATATCGATTCTATTAAGGCGGACATCGAGCGCTTACGTAACGGTAAATGATGTCTATATAATAGTAGGAACTCGAAAATGCTTCGTTAGCTGACGTAAGTATATCGAGCGTTTTGTTAGGTAGAGCCTCGAAATGGACGCATACCCGAAACACTTTGAAACGCTAAGTTAGCCGTTAATCGGTAGCAAATCGTCATAAATCCATTATCATAACTTAACAGTATTGACAACGACTCTCCAATGCGATAAGATAGCGGTATAAACGTTATCAAAACTTATTATCGTAAATGGAGGCGGAATTTATGACTAAATACGGTTACGGTCGAGTATCAACGGCAATGCAGGATTTAGAATCGCAAATACAGGCGCTAGAGGCTGAGAACTGCGACGAGGTGCTAACGGAGAAGTTTACCGGAACTACGACACACCGTCCAGTATTTGACGCATTATTAACGCGTTTAAATGAAGGAGATACATTAGTAGTAACAAAGCTGGATCGGTTAGCACGTAATACTCGCGAAGGAATCGAGGTTATCGAAGGCCTATTCGCTAAAGGCGTAAAGGTCCACGTACTGAACGTAGGACTACTAGAGAATACGACTATGGGACGCTTCTTCCTTACTACACTACTAGCGGTGGCGGAGATGGAGCGTAACCTAATCATAGAGCGTACGCAAGAAGGAAAGGCCGTCGCTAAGCAGCGTGACGGATTTAAAGAGGGACGTCCTAAGAAATACACACGCAAGCAACTCGATCATGCGATGTCGTTATTAGAAACAAATAGCTATAAAGAGGTTGAAGCATTAACGAATATAAGCGTTGCAACTTTAGCTAGAGAGAAAAGAAAACGCAAAGCAAATGAATTAATTAACGATTGAACGCAACTTGTTCAGTCGTTTTTATTTTGCGCAAAATCCCCAAGCCACCGTATTCCAATCTATCTTTCTGACGGAAATACAATCAGCGCACAAAAAAATCACTTTGGTCTTTTGCGGAGGATAATCGTATTAAAACGCTTTGCTAACGCTTGATTCTCGCTGTCTTACGGTAATATCCGATAAATTGGTCACCTAGCGTACAAAACGTCTAAATCGACGGTAAATTATACATAAACGGAAGGGAGGCATTACTATGGCGTGGGTAAATGGAGAATGGCTAGACCGAAATAAACGCGAATCATTAATCGCAGTATATCGCGAGTATATCGATACAATCGACGCTGAGTATTCAGACTTAGACGACATAGAAAGCGCTGGACTTCTCGAAATTTATCATGAAAGATTAGCGGAATTAAATCGACTAGAGCGGATCCATCGCTGCGAGCTCGATACATTGGCGTTCGATATCGAATATTTCTCGGAGGCTAAGAATAACGGCAATCCCGGCAATTGGGATGGCTTTACGATTAGCGAGCCGTCGGAATCGCCACAATTCCATCGCGAGATTACCGACATATTAAACGTCGTATCAACTGATAAGGTAAACGCTAAGATAGCGGTCGCGGCGCCCCGTTCGCACGCTAAATCGACGTACTTAACGAAGGGATTTCCGCTACACCAGGTAGTTTACCGTAAACGTAAATACATTATTATCATATCGGAAACGCCGTCCGTATCGGGGCCTAACCTCGAATGGTTGGCGACGCAGCTAAAACATAACGAAAAGCTGCGAGCGGACTTCGGGCCACTGCTTTCGCCTCGTCAGCAAGAGAACGATAAGGATAATAGTGCGGAGTTTATCGCATGGCAGCCGACTAAAGACGGAGGCAAACGCCAATTAACAAAAGTCGAAGCGGCATCGACAGGGCAAGCACTTCGTGGCCGTAACTGGCAAGGCGTTCGACCGGATTTAATCGTCTGTGATGATCTCGAGGACGCTAAAACAAACGCAGCAACACCCGAACAGCGTGCGAAATTGCGTGATTGGTTCGCTTCGGTAGTAATGCCGTTAGGAGATCCAGCGGGTAAGAAAACGGCTATCGTTTATATGGGAACGGCGGTCGCTCTCGATTGCTTACTACTGAATATCCTCTATAAGCGTTCAGATTTCGAATCGAAAGTGTATCGAGCTATTATCGAACCTCCTACGCAAGAAGAATTGTGGGAGAAATGTCGTGAGATATACGTCGATTTCGATAATCCTAACCGAGCTGCAGACGCAGAAGCGTTCTATCAAGCTAATTACGATGCGATGAACGAAGGAGTAGTCGTATTGTGGAGAGAGTTCCAGCCGATATGGAAGCTCATGACGTGGAAATGGAACAATGGCTCGAAAGCCTTTAATACCGAATATATGAATAACCCGATTGACGAAGAATCTCGTATATTTGCTCCGGAGGACTTTACATATTGGGACGATATAGAGCCGAATAAGACGTTTAATCGCAGCGACTTTATTATTACGATGGGTATTGACTTCGCGATGGGTAAGCAAAAAGGCGATTATAGTGCGATTGTAACGACGGCAACCGAACGTAAAAGTGGCGTCCATTATATCATCGACGCATATGGGGCACGGATTACTCCCGATAAATTTATCGAGGTAATTTCGTCGAAGGTGCGAGAATTTACGCCCGACTCTATCGCGGCGGAAGCGCAAATGGCGCAAGAGTTCTTCGTCGATCAGCTAAAAGAACACTTAGCGATGGACGGGTATCCAGCACATGCGAGAGTTAAGAAGATAAACCAACGCTCGCGTAAAGAATTGCGTATTGAATCGATGTTACCCGATATTGAAAGCGGTAAAATCAGATTCAAGCGTAGCCATTCGTTGTTGCTCGAACAATTTGAGCGGTACGGCCAAGGAGCACACGACGATTTGCCCGATGCTGCCGAAATGTCTATCCGAGTTGCTAAAAAGAACAACGTAACCATAACAAATAAACCGGATTGGATGTATTAATTGAAAGGAGGAGTTACCAATCGGAATTTTTAGAAAAAGCGAGTCGGAGTTGCAAGAAAGCGGGGCAGTTACGCATACTGACCGACTGATTAAAGTCGGAGCACAATTCCCACCAGCAAACGCAATTGAGCGTATATCAAAATATCGAAGATTAAAAGGATTGTTCGACGGCAAACAAGGCGAAATTTACGAACGAGCAACGGCACTACTAAAAGATACGCCACACGCTTCCAAGCTAGAAGCTTTATATATCGCGTGTAACATTGCGGACCCTATAATTACGAAGCCGGCCGACCTACTTGTAGGTGAACCGCCTATTTTCGATAGTGGTTTAGCGGACGACACACCGCAGCAAGTAGCTATCAATAGTTACGTCGAAGAGAACGACATAGTAAAGCTGATACATGAATCGGCGTTATCAAACGGCTATCGAGGAGATGCCTGGATAAAAGAGAGGTATGACTATCGCCAAGATTTTAGCGCGTTGGCGGAAATTGGTGCAGAGCGCCCCGAAGATGCTGTAATGGAGCCAATCATCGAACACGTAGCAGCTGATTGTGTATTCCCCGAAACTGTAAGTGGGAATGTTAAAAAGTTTAAAGCAGTAAATATCGCAACTGTTGAGTGGGTGGTAAGCGCTAAGACGGACATCCCGTACTTAAACGTCGAACGCCATTTGCCAGGATATATTGTATATGAACGTTATCGATTGCAAACATTTGAAGGAGGAATCGATAGCTCTTATGGTTATCCGGTACAACTATTTAAAATCATCGAACAAGTCGCAACTGGCCGTGAAAATGACGTTGTTTCAACTTTCGTTCCTAACTTACTTGTACACCACATTCCGTATAAATCGGTTGACGACGATTGGCAAGGAAAAGGCACGCTCGAATCATTAGAATCAATTTTAATTGCGATTAATGATCGCCTAGTATCTATCGACTATATCTTAATGAAGCATAGTGACCCGATCATGTACGGCCCAGACCCATCAAGCGGAGGAACTGTTCGAGTTGGCGGCGGAGCTTATATTACGGTAAGTGACGAAGATGCCAAACCTGGCTATCTAACGTGGGACGGTAAGTTAGAAGGCGCATTTAAGGAACTCGAAACGTTGATAGGCATGGCGTTCCAAATCGCAGAGACTCCGCAATGGTTATTCGGAACAGTACTCGGCGATCAAAACGCTGGCGGTACGGGTACTTCACACACTGACGGGGCAGCGATTAAAGCTCGTTTTCTCCCAATTCTGTCGAAAGTGAAGCGAATTCGTGTACACTACGACCGTGCAATTAGGGACGCATTGTACAACTGTCAATTACTCGATATTGCCCACGGAGATAAATCGTTTGATCCCGTTTATCCTACAATTACTTGGCGCGATGGATTACCTATTAACGAGAAAGAGCAAGCAGAAATCATGGCAATGCGTTTAGGAAATAAACCAACGCTCGACGTATTAACTGCGATTAAGCGTACTGACGGACTTGACGACATGCAGGCGCAAGAGATTATTGACCGTATTGACGCTGACACAGAACGCGAGATGGGAACGGTCGACTCCTCGCTATTTAATGCGGAGGCCGACGAAGGGGCTGATAGCTAATGGCAAATTGGCCCGAAATCGACTTCTCGCAATCTACGGAGGATATCCGTAAGCAGTTCGAAAAGGCGCTAAAGGAAATACAAAGCGCTTTGCGGTCGTTCTTATTATCGGATGCGACTCGCAAGGACTTGCTTGCCACGGAAAAAGAAATCCGTCTCATATTATCCGACATGGAAAAATATATAGACGAATGGTCATCCGAAGCAGCGGAATCATCCGTCACACAGGCGCTTGTCGCTTCGTTATTAATGCTAGGACTCGCAGAAACCGTAGAAGAGGCTCGGGAGCAAACGAAATTAACGCGGAAACAAACAGCTTTACTCGATTACGCGGTCGAGTCGTTGCGAACGGACTTAAAGGCGGTAACTGCGAACCTGGAACGGCAAACGCGCTCAGTCATTCGTAGGTCTTATACGGATTCGATGAAGAGAACATCAACGCAAAGTCAAACGGAAATCAGCCGAGCAGCAAAACAAATGCTTGCTGACGCTGATAT